CTATGCAGGTTCCAGTTCGGTTCTGGATCATCTACTTCAGGTAGATGGCACTTACCTTTTAGCTAGGGCTTGGACGCTTGCAAGTGCGTCAAGGGATTTAACCCCCCCTTACAGGCTTCCCTATATAATGAAGGCCCACCTACTAATACAAGTAGGCCCCCTCAACATAGTGCCCAACGAACCGTTTATGGACACTATGAACTACTAATGGCAGGGGCGTCACTCCCTGTTGAAGGTGATGCGAGTCGCTTCTTTCACCTCCCTGTTACCATTTACCTATCATAATGTCTAAGGTAGTTATCCGGTGACAAATCGGATTTTGCACACTAGTTGTGCCCCTTTAACTACTATCAGTGGCTCCGAACCGGTTCCAGCCACTGAATATAGACTCGGGTAGGGGGGTTCGTCAAGCCCCAAAGAGTCCCCGAGACGGTTCTTGGACTCCTCCCTGCCTATTCATTTATAACTACATTCCTAAACTAACTATTTACAAGCTAAACTATTTACAGCATCATTAACAAATTCCTAATTTTGTAGAAAATGCCATAAATTGGGCCTTCTTTGTATCTTTCTAGCCCTTCAATTGCTCTGGTTATTCTCTGATTTTTCACACCTAAATCCAGTTTTTCATAGTATTTACCTTGTATGACATGGCCCTCCATTGGTATATAAATTATACCTGTTTTCTTTTCAACCAGTCTATCTGAAGTTACTGGGCTGGCTGGTTTAGCTATTTCAAGACATTTCTCTAAAATTCTTTGTGATGTCTTTCTATGCCAGATTGTCAGTATAGTCATATTAAGGTTTAATTGTGACAGTTTACTCAATTCTGTTCTTTCTATTGCTCTCAAGTCAAAGCCATACACGTCTTTAAAGGCACCAATTGGATCTCCTCTGTATTGGACCAATATTGGCTTGTTTGGATTAGGTTTGTCGTACACTGTTGTGCTCAATGTGTACAAGCAGATTCTCCTAATTAATGGATTCCAAGGATAGAGCAACAGAAAACAGAATGCAACCTGGTTTTCGTACTCTTCAGTTGATCTCACTCCACTTTCATCCAGTTTTGTTGCCATTTTGGATAAGATCACCGCAGTGTCTCTTCCAGCCATGTATGTGGTTGCACCATTAGATAACCTCACTTTAATTGGTGTGTGACTACAGAATTCCAAATCTGAAAAATTACTGCTTATTTTCATTGTATTGCCTGTCAACAGTTTTTGTGGTTTTCCTGCTTCCTGTAGTAACCTAGGCCCTTCTTCTGAAAATTTCCTTGCCAGATAGTCTTCTGTGATCAGGAAGCCGTCGTCACCACAAACATGTATCTTGGCCACTTTGGAGAATGTTCTGTATTCCAAATTGTTTGCTCTGCAAAAGGCCCATGCCATGGTTAGGACATTCAGTATGCTGTTTCCAGCTGAAGTGTCCGGTTGTCCACTCCCTCTCTGTCCTTTTCTTATATAGACCTGTCCATCTTCTGTTATTACTACCACTTCTTTCATTTCTTCAGTTAGTCGGTCTATAAATTTGTGGTATTTCTTTTTATACAACCATTTTTGTATTCTCGCAACTAAGTCTAAGTCATTGGGTGTCACCTGTGTATCCCAGGCCTTTGTGTCAAAGCTTATTATGGCTGGTTTCTGAAACTGGTCCCATTCTTTCTTGACCTTGTTGAATACGTTGAAAATTGGTGTTTTTCCTTCATACCCAGGTATCAGTATTGGCTGTTGCTTAACCCAATTATACATGATCTTTGTGATTGCTATCCTCATTTTAGCTTCTGGGTATTGTATTATTCTTGGTTTCTTTTCAGGCCACTCTCCAAGCTCAAGGAGGTCGTCGGTGACGTCTCTTTTCTCATTCTTTGGTATTGCTGTTTCATAGTATTGTGGTATGTCACCTCTTAACATCTTTCTAACTAATTTGTCAATCTGTTTCTTTCCTTCAGGAGTCAGATAGTCTCCTAGTTTATTGATGTCTTCCAAGAAACCAGGTGCCCCTTTTCTATTTAATCCCGGTTCAAGTTTTTCCCAGCCTACTTCTTCAAATTTATGTTGATACTTACTGTCTATATTGTGTAGAAATATTTTGAATAAGTCCTCATGTAACTCTGGATGTTGTTTGTTGGGCTCTTTGTCTATCTTTGTTCTGATAGCTTCATGGGTATCTGCTGTGCTACACTGGGCTCTCACTGTGGGCAGTCTACTAATGTTGATCCCTATTTCTTGCATCAGTCCACATATCTTTTTGTTGTAAATATTGTAGTTGTATTTTGTTCTTACCCCTCCTTTAGAAAGTCCCCCTGGGTTTGCCAAGTGTTTTAGCATTAGTCTGGGAGGTTCTCTTATTCTGTTAAGCAGCCACTCTTTTCCCTTTAGATTTGAATAGCCTAATTTAGACTCCTTATTTTTTTTTATTTCCTGCTTAAGTTGTCTTAATTCGAGATAAGCCTGTACTGGAGTTAGGGATCCCTCTCTTTTGCAAGGTATTTTCCCATTGTAGGTACTCGCATCCAGTGGTCTCCAACCTCCATTTGCAAACTCCCTAGTACTGATGTAATGGCAGTTTTTAAGCTTCTGGATATCTACATCTAGAATTTGCTCTCTTATGAGTGGCTCGAGCGTCCTAACTAGTTCTTTTTGTCCGTTCCAAGATAGTTTCACTTTAAACCCTGTTTCTTGTTTTGTCATTACATTATATCCTTTTCCCTTCATAAGCTTTAGTAAAAAGAATTTTTCTCCTATATGGTGGTATATGTTCTCAGAATTTTGTTCTTCTGTAATAAATACTGGGTTTTCTGCTTGGTGGTAGTCTGGGATTTCACAGTATGACTGTTTGGTAGAGAAGAACTCTTCCACGTTTAGATCATGCTGTCTTTCTGTAAGATTGCGCTTTAGTTGTTTTGAAGTTAGAAATTTCGTCTCTATATCAAATATGCCAAATTTCTCTTCCCCTATATATATTGAAACACCAGGTCCGTTGGCTTCTGTCAATTTTTCAGGGTATATTACCAAAAATTTCTTGAGTAAATGTTTTGCTGTAGCCGACATCAGTCTTGGGTTGCCAAATATGAGAATAGTTTTTTTCTCTCTCTCTGCTTGGCAGTGAACCAGAGACCTAGTCAGTGAAATCTTGTTTCCAGGTATTTGATTTTGTTCATATCCGATTTTCCTTTCGTTCGGTTTTGTCTGGATTTTTTCCACTTTCACTACTTGACCAGCAACTCTATGCGTGCCTTCCCTGACTGTCATTTCCTCTGGAGCCAGTACCCACACATCGGGCTCTTCTTCACAGGTACTTTCCCCTAAGTGGTGTTCATCATGGGTAGCGTCTCCTACACACACAAGTTTTTCCCCAAAGCAAGGTTTAATTATTCTGTGGCAATCCGTTATTAGATTTTCTGGATACCAATTTATAAGAAATTCTTTAGGTGTTTTCTCTGGTTGTAACTTTCTCCTGTTTATTGTAGATATGATTTTTTTTATGTTATCATTGGTTAACAGTTTTGTTGCTGCTTGACACTTTTCTATTTTGTAGAAGTATACTACACCATTAAGAAAGTATGCTTCATTCCTATTGTACACCTCTTTTGGCTCAATGAACCCTCTGCTGAACCCTTCTATTGTGAATCCGTCATACCTTCCATTGAACACATCAACCAGATCCCTGTAACTGATTGTGACTGCTGATGTTCCTGTTAGAGTTTCTCCATGGTTTTCTAATGACACAGTTTTTCCATTTCTTTCATATATTACTGTGGAGGTTTTGTCAACCTCTATTGCTAGTAAGTTATTTTTTTCATCGTAGAAGTCTGTGTTCTGCAGATCTGATAGCACTCTTTCCACGGAATTGTTTCTACACCAAGTACTGCCTTTTCTTTGTACTACCTCCCATCTGTTTCCTGTGTTGTAAACTATCGTCTCTGATCCACAAGTGCACCTATGTTCAGCCCTGGTGCAGTTTTCTTGTCCTATTAATTTTACCCTATAACTTGGTTTGTAAACTTTGCATGAGAAAGGGGCTGGTACTATGGTTTTAATCAAATGGGTAGTTGCCATTCTTTTTAACTTCTTTAAGTAATTTTTTATCCAGTCCACAATGTAATTGGTGCTTAATGTTTTTAGTTTAGACTCCTTGTCAAGCTCCATTATCTCAAGACACTCCAGTACAACTAGCACTAGTATATTTTTTCCTGCTGTCATTTCTATTATTTTCTTTATATCATATTTTTTATGGAAGTGCATATACAGGTGAAATATAACTCTAATAGGATTGCTAGCAGTGTGTAGTGTTTCAAAGACTGCTGAAATAATTGTTTCTGGGTCTGATTTGCATAATTCATCTGTTGCCGCTTGGTCTAAAAAATTTTTTACAAAAACCTTCATGAGGAGGGTTCTTTTATTTTCACTTTGTTCCAAGACAGTGTGTGCTGCTATTGCCCCTACTCCTAGCACTAGTGCTACACATAAGGTGATTGGATTCATGCTGTAGAGTTCCATCCCACTTGATATAGAGAGCCCAACCAAACCTTTGTTGCTTCCAGTCTTTACTGATAAAAACAGTTTGTATATTAGATGGCCTGTCACCACAACATTTTCAAGCTGGTTCGGTCTAAACCACTGTAGTAGATTAGTTGCATATGGTAAGTAGCTCAGTATAGGCTCTAAAAGGCTGTGTAAATCTCCATACCCATTAGTGTATATGTATTTGGCCAATGCTGATATTAAAACTGTAGCTACATATTTCCTGCCCCTACTTGCTGTTTCTTCATCACCGTCGAATCTCGGTGTATTGATTATGTAGTAGACTATCACGTCTACGGCAGCTTGTTTGACGTAGTCTCCAGCTTCAATTCCGCCAAAGGCCATCCATTTAAGTACAACCAGTGCTGTAGCCACTTCAGTTCCAAGTCTTGCACTTATACTGTTATGTAGTGCTGTATGTAGTCCCCAACCTCCATACTTGGCAATATTTTTCTCATTTTTATAGAGGTATTCTTTAAATTTTTTCCAGTATTCAAAGATGTCATTGCTTGATTCTAGTTTAAAGTTGGTCCTATCTGTTGTGGCTTGGGTAAAACAGTTTAGTTCCTTTATCCACTCTTTAATTTTTAGAATTTTCTCATCGATAATATTCTGGTTTAATTTAACTTCCTCTTCTACCAATTTTGGGACTATGTCGTCTGGACAGACTTGACATAAGACAAGGTCTTCTACTTGTTCCATCTGGTATGAGTAGATTGCTTCTACAAAAGGTTTGTGTCTTTTTTCCAAAGCTTTGTACCCTATGTAGGTAATTAGCCCACCCACCAGTGCTGTTTCCAATTTACTTAGTTTTGCCATCTTTTCTAAGGCCTTGCCAGTTTCAACTGTTTGCTCCATGTTAGGTGACTGCCATTCCATGTTCATGAGATCCAGGGCTAGGTCTTCATCTTCTGTGCAGTAAAAACTGAATGGTGCTTGATCCTTCAACACTTTGTATGAAACTAGATTATAGTCAGGGTAAACACTTGTTACTTCACCGTTCTTCACCTCTGGAAAAATTATTGGCACAGGCGTTTCAAAACAATTGTAAGCCAATTGTATTTTTTCTGGATGTGTTGTTCTTGCTAGTATATTTTTTGTCAACTGTGGCAGGTCATCACTTAATAGGTAATTGTTACATACCTCCAGTTGTGTTAACAAAACTTTGTCTTCCTCATACAGAGCCCATTCATTGTTCATTTTTCTAAACTGGGCCGTAATGTTAATCCCATCTGGTAGTCCATACAATTGGGCCTGTAGTAAGTTGAAATGGTAGTCTTGTTCCCCTTGTACAGCGACAGGTGCTTTATAGTAATTTCCAGGTTTTGTTCTGCCTACTCTGCCCCTTCTCTGGGCTGCCTCTCCTGGAGTTATCACTATTTTTTTCAGACCTGTAACTATATGTGGTGCTCTTGTCTGTATTCTTACCCTTTTCTCACACTTAAGACAAGTGTCTATCACATTAGTCAAATTTGGCAGGGTTACGCCTGATTCAATTGCATTAGTAGCAACTATGCAATATGGCTCTCTTGAGGTGTTCTTAACTATACTTTCGGGTTCCATACCACTGTAGTAAAATCCAGCGTTAACCCCCTCCTGTCTCAATTTTTTTGCTGTGTCCTCTGCTTGTCTTCTAGTTGGGACAAAGACTAATGTATTCTCTTTTAGAATAGTTCTTGCAACTTTTAAGCCAGCTACATTGAGGTAATTTTCTCCAAGATTCTCTCCTTTCAACACCTCTGCCAATTCTTCCTCCTTTATGTCAAATTTTTGACCTTTAGATGCAACTACTCCTACTGGAGTTGCAGTCATAGCTATGACTCTTACTGTTTCTGCTACCCTGTGTATTTTGGCTATAATTGCTAATTGTTCTGGTGTTGCACAGTGGTATTCATCTAGAAAAATGTAGTTGTAGGTTGCTGCCATTTCCCTGATTTTTGGCATTTCCATCTGGCACATGTAACCATAACTTGCATATGTTATCCCTGTGCTCATGTCTCCCTCTTTCAGGTCACCCACTCTCAAGTTGAAATTTATGTGTGGGTATTTAACTTGCATATATCTGTGGACCCCTATTGCTGCAGCTCTTAATGGTATGAGTACTAGTACTCTCTTGTGTGTGCCTATCTTCTCAATCAGTTTCCTCGGGAGTTCAGTTGTTTTCCCAGCCCCTGTCGCCAGGGTCACACTCAAAAACATTCCTCGTTCCATTTTCTGAATTTGTTTTACTGTTGAGTCTAGATCACATGATTCTGGCAAAACAGAAGTTGTCCCGCCAATTATCTCTGTATTGCCCTCAGTTACGTTACTTCCTGCTTTCACTCTTCCAACTATTTTTCCTGTGCCGAGGTCAAAAATGGGTAAACCTGACCACCCCTTCAAGTTGTTTAGGTTGTAATAGGCTGGCGTGCCGTCTGCTGTTATACATTTGAAATCAGATCCACACTTTCTCAAGTGCACTACTGCTCCTTTGGATCCTGATATGTTTGTAGCCTCTGGATTGTACACCAGACATCTGGCACCTTCACTTGTATTCATGTCTGTTTTTATACCATATTCTGTTTCATCTGTCTTGCTATTTGAAGATGTTATCTTGATGGTGGTCCTGCCGTTACTGTCGGAGCAAAATATATCATTTTTTCCAGTCACATGTTCCACAGAACTGAGACCTCCTGGGTGAGTGTAGGCCCAGCCTGTTTCAAACCCCCTTTTTATTTTTATTAAACTTGTAGGCAGCCTAGTTGGATTCTTTGGTGTCACACCCATGGGGGTAATTCCAAAAAATAATTGTAATTTGTCCAGTACTGAGTTCTCTCCCTGGAGGGTCTCTACAATCTTTGGTATAATTGCAGGTGCTCTCAACTTCCAACCTGCTTTTATTAAGGTTTCTACTTCATAGCCCAAATTTCCGACTAAAATCAAATTTTGTCTGGTTGCTAGAATTGGGAGCATTTGTATATATTTTTTTAAGCTATGTGAAGCAGTTCCGAAATCAAATTCTATATTTGTTCTCCTAAATTTGTAGACCCCTCCAATTTTCTCTTCGGCCTTGCTAAGTCTTGTGTATTCCAGATCTTTCAGTGTCCACCCACACCGAATTCTCGGTGATTCGGCTCCGCAAGCTGGGCATGGATATTTGTTTTCTTGCTCACAGTTGGAACACAATATACTGTCCTTTCCTACCACCTTAACTATAAAGGCCATTACTCCCCTGTGCATGCTTTCAGTGTCTTCATACCAGTTCTTTAGAACTGGGTTTTGCACTTCATGTTTTAGGATTTCTCTTCTTACTGTAGTCCAGACCTGGTATAATTTTTCTGTCTTTGTCATCCCTGGGTATTTTAAAATCATTACTGCGTTGACGGTTGAGGCCAGCAAGGATGCAATAAGAGTCTTACTTGATGCCACTTCTCTAAGTAATTGTTTATGTGCGTGCAGCAGAATTGAAAAGAATAAATCTAGGAACACGAAAGGGAACCACAGTCTACCCAGCGCTGTCAGGAGGAGTGCTCTGGCCAGTATGTAAACCACCTCTCTACACTCTAGCAGTTTCCTATTCTTACTGTATGGTCTCAGGTATGCTCCTGACTTCTCCAAGGCTTCCATGTCTGAATTTAGGCTAAGGTTTTGTAGCTCCTCTGGCACCCCGAGCTTCTTTGTTATTAGTTTGTATCTTACTACGTCACTACAAAAGTTTGATAAGAAAAAACTTACACAATCTAAAGACACTACTAAGTACATTTTTATAAGCAACAACAGATCTAGCAAGTAAGTAAAGAAATCAGTCCCCTCTTTCTTGTATGTGACTATGTACACCAAATAAAAAATATACACAAGAAAGATTTTATGTACAGTTGTTATTTCTACAGGCCGCAGTTCCATGACAACATCACTAAGCTGTTGTACTGTGTTGGTCACCAGGCCTGCCAACTGGGCAGTTAGAGTCAGTGCCACTAAAGATGTCATTATAGGGGATACATGGTGTTTACGGGTTGAAAGATAGATCACAGTGCCCAGTACCGCCCAAGCCAATACAAGCACTGCTGACACACCAACGCTCAGATTCTGTGCCATCTTCATTACCCCCAACAGAATGAGGACCACAACCCCTGTTGCCTCTCCAAATTTTAAGAAACTCACAATACAGTAGAAGACAACGCAAGCCATTGGAAATAGGTTTGAACCCTCTGTGGTCTCCATCTCACATTCGTGTGCCATTGTCCCCTGGATTATTATAGACATAGCTATTAAAAGTGGTATTAATATTTTTCCTTTCATTATACTATATAAACTAATTACAACTAACCTACTTGTATTGTTCTTTATTAACAAGAATATCAGAGCCAAGACACAAACAGTATCATAGTCTACACATTTGATCAATGGTCCCATCACCACTGCAGTATGGCTTGCTATATCTCTTGTGGCTTCAACCACCTCCATAAGGTAGTAGGCTGTCAACAACCAAGCCACCATTTTTCCACCCAACAATAGGACCATTATCAATGGCAAGTATTTAAGCAAGCCCCCTGTAACATGGTCGTCCTGTTCCAAGTCAAACCAATATTGGTATTCACCCTTGACCATGTACTGACCCCAATACCTGTCTTTTTCATCATAGATCTTGTTCTTTAGAGTCTTAGCATATTTGTATGTACATGTAGTTCTTGAAGGAGGCCCTCTTGAGGCTTCTTTTATTGGGTTACATGGCATAAAAGAAATGGCTGTCTCATTAAAATTACCCACCTTGATTTTTGTTGTTCCAATAAGGCATGTCACCTCACCTGACCCGATTTGCACACCCCCTTGTACACAGCTTTTCCTGTTGGTCAGGTAGTAAGGCTCATTTTCTCCAACTCTGCACCATCCAAGTGGGCCTTTGTGTGGTGTGAAGTTTGCATCTTTGATGTAATAGCTGCACCAGAAACACTCCTGGATATCTTCATATGTTTCTGGGGGTAATTTGGTTGGTTCTGGGTCTATGCAGCTTTCTTGTGATCCATATTTACAGTCATGGTGGAAGTTCTGATCAGATAAGTACGTACCTGGGCAATTCTTACTGTACTTTTGAGGTGTTGTATTTTCTAGGAACTTCATTTTAATGTCTGTGTATGGACAGTGGCAGGTTACCACTCCTGTCCACCCATTTATGCATTTAGAAGGTAGTACATTGCCTGGGCTTATTAGTCCTGTAGAGTTGTTGTCTTGCACTTCTAGAGCGCCACATCCACAAAGCATCTCAGGTGGTTTAACCAAGTCTCTCTGTGTGGGAGTCCCTACCATAACACAGAAGAATTTTGCGGTGTCTATCACTTTAATGCAGTAGTCCATTTCAATTGGTGTTGTCATTACTTTAACGGAAAATTTAAAATTTCCCGTGTGGTCTCCTATGAAAGTTGTTACCGCAAACTCATCTGTAATTATTACAGAACCCCCTGTCCAGACCTTGTTACTCCTGAGAATGTAGAGGCCATCTTTCCCTGATAGTACTCCTTTTAAATCTTTCTGCAGTAGGGTATGCCAGTCAGGTCTGTCCACTTTCACTTGGTTGTACCTGCCCTCAGCAGAGCTTAATAGTAGCAGTAGGATCACTCCTTGGAGTATCTGCCCTCTGAATGCCTTAATCAAAAAGCAAAGGAAGGCCACGGCAGTTGCCTCTGTCCATACTTTCATCAAGTCGCCAACTGCCCTGGCAATTAGCTCTAACATTTCAAATGCTCCTTCAAAAAACAGTGCTATGTCTGCATTGTAAGGCCACCATGATGGTTTCCAACAAGTCCATTGGCCTTCTACATAAACACTGGTTGGGATCACGCTTGAAACTGGCTCAGTTGATGTTAGATTTAACGCCATCGTCAAACCCTCTTCTGATATTGTTCTGTGTCTTGAGTTAGGTATCATGAAATGGAGAATGAGATATAGTGCTGATGATGTCTCTGGCATGAAGTCACTCATTGCAACGAGGACTAGTAGTATACCACTGTCTAGATGATGTGTGAGTCTTGGTATTATCTGAGCTGTTTTCTCTGGCTCTAGACTTATCACATTCTTTGAAACAAATCTAGCCCCTGTAGGTAGCCCCATTGGAAGACAGGAATTCACGTACACTAGGTCACCAAGTACATGAAACTTCTCACAGTATATTTTGTTTTTAATATCTGTATTAGTTGCTGATGAGAAGAATTTCTTTACCTTATTTAACTTTTGCTTTGCTTTGTCCAACCCATTTTCAACCTTGTCTATTAGTTTGGTTATTAGTTGTCGTTTGCCTTCAATTATGTGGGTTGCCCCATCTATTATGTAGTCTTCCCATGAAAAGGTGTGTCTTTGCCAATCTGTGTCAAGACTTTCTATTAGCTCTTCCATGCCTACTTCTAACTTACATTTAGACTTTCTGATTTCTCCGGCAAAGCTGTACTTTGCCCCTGGTTTACATCCTGTGGTACTGGTTGGACTTGACCTTGCTTGTAGAACTATGTTTGTGCCCATTGTGTGATTGTATCTACAGGTTACTGCACACTCCTGACCAATTTTATTGACTATCCTTTGGTTCTGGTATATCATCATTGTGATCCATGGGTCCACATTGAACCAGTTACACCATCCATGTTTATTCCATTCATGTCTTTGTAAATGGCAGCATGTGTAGTTGGTGCTTGGGCTTGCGTCCACCATCCCCACTATCTGTTTTGCCTGTTGGTCGGTAATCATTGGGTTGGGCACTCCCTTACAGATTTTCACTGGCCATATACCATGTATGGACCTGGAGATGTTCCTCTCAAACATGACTCTGTGCATGTCATGGGAGTATTCATCCGCCAAGTTCCATTGTGTTACATTCGATGTTGCCAAACCAGTTAGTATTGCAAGGATTGCCCAGGCCAGTAATGCCTTCTCAAGTTTTTTTCTGCTATCTTGGGGCTTGGGTTTCTTATGGTAGAGTCCCTCTTTTGTATTCTCCCCTTTCACTTTCCCTTTGCATGTGACATGATATTTTTTTCCTTCAGAAACAATCACGGCATCTGGCCCTGGTTTTCTTTTAATATCTGGTTCCTGCTCCCTAGGCTTGCATTTCAGTCCTCCTTTTTTCAACCTGTCATCTGTTTTCTCTTCTTTTTTTTTCGTGTTCCCGTTTGGATCACTGCAGGTTTTGACCCAGATTGGGATTCCAAGCGGTTCTGTTACCCAGTTGTAGAAGACCTGAATTCCCAGAATGTTCCTCCTCCATGCCACTACTTCTGTCTGTTCTCTGATGCCAATTTTATATATCTTACCATCTGTGGCATACACTTTTCCAAGTTTTATTATTGGTTTGTGATTTCCCTTTGTCTTTCTACATTGCTCTTTTGGGAGCCGGTGATACACCAACCCCTGGTAGTCTCTGTACATTATGCCACCAACYTTTAAAAACACACCTGATGTGTCTACGTTGTTGCAGTCTCCAACTCTTGGTATGTCTTGTGTTGGTGTTGTTTTCTTCCCTCTTGGGTGTGGTAGTCTGAGTGTTACGCCCCGACCTGTACATACTCTGGGTTTTTTTCCATAAGTACAGCCACACGAGCCATACAATGTATCTGCTGGGTTATCACACCCTTTTGTGTATGTGGCACCCTCTTCTGGTACTATCATTATTGGACAACCCAGAGGCTCTTCTTTCAGTGCCTTGATTTTTCCAGTTTTCTTGTCCAGGAAAGTTATGTATGGATGACATTTACAACAGTATATCTCCCACTCTTTCTGCGTTTCATCTCTTCCTGTCCCTACCTGGTAACCTGTTGTGCATAGTTCCTGTATTTCTTCAGTAATTTTTATTGGAATAGTATCATATACAGGGCCTTCATAAGAACTGTACAATTTTGGTCCTATTTCTACATACAGTCCTCTTTGGAAACTGTCTTTGTACTCTCTCATTCTTACTGTCTTTTCCGACCCTCTTCTAGGTTGCCCCTGTACTCCAGACATAAGTCTGCAGCCACACCTGAGTAGTGGATTGTACAATTTTTTTATTATGCTCATTTTTTGTTTTTGTCTTTCATTGTTTACTAGATGTTCACAACTCATATGCCAATTCAACTGATTTTTATACTGCTAGCCAGGCTATCAGCCGAGACCCTGTCAGGCAGCACACCCCAGTAGATAGTCTGTTACTCAGACCATCCATGTCTCCAGAGGACCCCTCCTCTGGTGTAGGTTTCTGACTGGGAAACTCCCTCGTCCACGTGAGTATCCAGGTGGGTGATCCTTACCAGCTGACTCACTGACGACTACTGTGTTCTCACAGCTTGTCAGACCTAGGTGCTCTCCTGGTTCGCAGTCCACACGTATGCGTAGGTGCTGGTACACGACCGCTGGCACAGTCTATCCCCGCCCCCACACGTGTGAGTTTGTAAACACATCTACTTCTACTCCCAAATACTGAATGGCAGAGGTAGCTTGGTACAAGGTTCCCAACCCTTATAC